GGTCCGTTTTATCGGTTGCAGTGCTTTTTGCTGCGAGCTCACCCCAGAAAATTACCCAGGACTCTTCACCTCTTCCCCACGCCCAAATCTGAACGGCCAACCTATCATGCTGAACATCCACGCCAGCTGTTAAAACTAATGCTCCACGTGGAACGATAAATTCGCGATACTCTTCTGCCCTTGCTTCGAGCTCTTCAATTTCAGGTGCTGCTGTCTTGTATTCATACGGCAAACCCATTGCTGAATTTGTAAATACAATTAAGTCGGTATCATCACCACGCTCAAAAGAATATTCCGCCTCAAGCCAACGCTCAACCAGGCGAACCATTCGCGAACCAGGAAACGGTGAATAAAGCTCATTAATATAGAACCCAGCAACACCGCGCGACTTTGCTGTTGCGCGCCACTCACCTTTTTTTACATTACGATTTTTTTGTTGGTCACTCCATAATGACCCACAATCCGGGCAAGCATACGCAGCCGTTTCTGGTAACGCATGCTTAAACTTTTCGTGGTTCTCACTCTCGTCGCTTTGCCAGGTTAAATTATCGAACGACAATACATGATACTCACCACAATCATGGCAAGGCACATAAAACTTACGTTGGTCAGAACCAAGGTATGCGTCTTCGATAGTCGACAAACCTTTAATTGATGGTGTCCCACCAAAAACAATATCGCGTCGATGATATGTTTTAGTTCGCTCTTCAAGCAGCTTGATAGAGTCGCCCTGCTTTCCAACATTAATTGCGGCATCGTCCGGTTCCTCGATAAACACGCGCGGCGCGGGTGTTGATTTAACATTCGATACACTGTTAGAACCAACCAACTTTAAAAAACCACCAGGGAACTTTTTCATCATGGCACGGTTGCCATCTTTGCGGCTGGTGGCCACATCAATTTTTTCTGATAAAACTGGAGTCGCTAACACCATTGGCGCAAGCTTTTCCTGACTGTAATCTTTCGCGGCTTCTGCTTTTGCAAACAATCCAATAATTGGCGATGGATCAATATCAATTATTTTTCCAAGCCAGTTATTGATAACGCCATCGGTCCACGCAACTTGCGCTGACTTCATGCAAACTGTCTTGAATATTTTTGGGTCATCCAATGCTTCATGCATTCCCGCAACCCAAGGTGTTAAATCACTGTTGTACTTACCAGGTAATGCAGATGACTCGGCTGCAAGATACCTGTATTTATCTGCCCACTGTGTTGTTGTTAATCGTGGTGGTGGCGCAGCCTTTTCGCGCAGCCTTCTAAACAGCGCCTTTGTCGCTGGAGCTTGTTCCGTTGGCAAAGTGCTGCAATGCGTCATGAATAGGTTCTTCTATTAACGCTGAATCAATATCCACATCATGCAATGTTTTAATCGCCATCGTTAATTTATCCGGTAAAGTTAATAACTCTGTTCTAAGAGCAACAACTAGGGCAGAAAGCCCCGGTTCAATTTCTTCGGCAGGAATTAAAGTGCCCGCCTTTTCTGCAATCTGTAATTCTTTTAAATGAGCTGATGCAACCGCTTCACGTGTTCTTGCTTGCGTAAGATTAGCCTGGTCATTACCACCTCGACCAGCTGCACCTTCCCTTAAGTGTTTAATGTAAGCAACGCGAATTTCATCAATAGAATTTTCTTTTGATGACATCCCCAATTTGTTCAGTACTTCACGCAAGTTGCGTACTGACATATCCAGGTGCTTTGCTATTTCATTTTGTGTTGCCATAAAATATATGCCTGACCTCTATGGGTGAAGTCAGGGCTTTCGCTGCTAACCCTCACACCTGCCTGTTCGTTTCAGATGATTCCATTAATCAAATTTAATGCAGCCCGGGCAGCCAGCTGCATTCCGATACACTGCGGTCATAGGGTTTTCTTTGGGTTGTGTATTCTGTTACTTAAGATCGCCTTGCAAAAATTGCACAGCCAATCGCGTGAATGATGGCCATCGGCAACAAAAGAATAAAAAATATTTCTAACATTTTTTTGTCGGTCCTGATATATAACTATCAATTTCTTGTTCGCTGGTGGTTGTTATAAAGGGATGCGGATCCCCCTATAGAGTTTCAAATCTGCAAAAAAACCGCGCGTCACAGCCCCGTAAGGCCATACCTCCCGGAAGGACCCGCTCTATACAGAGCGCTACCTTTTGCGGTTCTTGTTTAAGTGTTTATGGATGCGGTACTCGGCATCACTTCTAAACTCTTTGATGAATGTTTCGCGCCCAACACTTCTGAGCATCTTATTTACAGTACGCTCAATGAAGGTACGCCTAACACTGGGACCTGAAACCGTTCTAATTGGCGCACTCTTATCACTGGTCCTTTTAAACACCAGGGCTTTACCTGAGTTTCTGCCGCGACCAATGAACGTGCCTTTGTATTCTTTCTTTTGACCCCATGCTTTGGCAGTAACACCTTTCTTTTTCTTGAATGCACCTGGCACCCGTTTTGAAGGCGCAACAAACTCAATTAAGTTGGGCGCGTATCGAAAAGCAGTAACCTTTGCTCGTAACGTTCTGAAGCTTGACCGTGTTAGCTTGATAACATTACGAACCTTACGCTGAGGCTTAATGCCTGTACGTTTAGATATCTCACGTACCGCTTCTGTGTGGACCTTCTTGCCTGCACGATTCAAAGCCCGATTCGTTGTAGGCTTCACTGCTTTATCAGGTAGCGTTCTCAGTTGTTTGCGCAAACGTTTCAAGTCATGCTTAATGTTGAGCTCAACTGTCATGCTGCACGTTTTTCAGCAGTAACATCAATTTCCCATTCAGCATCAATACCAGATTGGCTGAGTGTGATAGTTACTGTATAAATTTCGCCATCAGTTAACCCTGCATCCTTATCTAGTGTTCCTCGATAATTCCCGTTGGATGATGCAACATAACTTAATGTAACAGGTGAGCCAGTGACAGCCGTGCCATTGCTATCCTTAATTACAGCTGACACAACTGCTGAGTTTAGATAGCTATCATCTGCCGCATTCTGGGCGCCAAGTAACTCGATTAAATGATCGTTGTTACCAGCATATAATTTTAAAGCGCTCATTATTATGCAGCGTCTGCTATCTCATCCGCGTCAAAAGACGGGAATGTAACCGTGCCGCCTGATGTTAATGCCTGACTTGTGCAGGTAGTAACCAACTGCAATGATTTATCTGTATCATCAACCATGGCCACATGATCAACTGTTCCAGTTGTGTGGATATTGACGCCCGGTTTTGATGCAACCGTTGTTTTGCGTCCACTTGTATCGCCGTTTGCTTTTGTGAAATCACCGCCAGTTAGGGCTGCATTTTCTGTTACAGCATAGTTATTACGGCAAGTCCATGTAACTGTGCCATCAACTACCGTGTTGCCTGGTGTTGTTGGCCATGTTGGCTCACTGGCCCCCGATGTCCCTGCCGTAGTAACCTCGTAACAATATCCATTACGGGTAACGGGGCGTGCTGCATCACCTGATGCATAAGCGGTTGTTGCAAGCCAAGCAGCTGCGTCTACCGCTTCATAATAAGTTGCAGGCTGTGCGGTACACGCTGTCATTTTGTCAGATGTCGCAATCTCATCTAATGCGGCATCCATTACTGCATCATTAATAAACTTTCCCATTTACTTTGCCTCCGACTTTTGAGGTTGAGTTAAGCTGTCAATATTTAACTCAGATGCACCAGGCTTACGTTCACCAGTTGCAATTTTATTATCAACATCTTTCGCCCATCCTAGACCGCAAAACATTTCACCCTCTTCATCGGGTACAACACGGACTTCACCTTTATGAAAAATCTGGTCTTTATGCCGAAACATTTCCAATGGTTCAATTTTCATGCTACTGATTCCTGTTTATTGTGACAGAGCCTTTAACGGCAACCTGTATATTCATAGCTGCATCAACAGCCGGTTTAATTGAAAGCGATGCTTTTACATAACCTATAGTTGTAGTGTCATCAAACACGTTGCATGCGTCTAGCAACTGTGCTTGCCCAAGCTCATCAATAACCAATACATGCGATTGAGTTAAATCTAAATTCGCTGTTTGTTGTGATTGAACTATCTCAACAATAGCCAAGATGCTTTGTTGAGTTAATGTGACTTGCTCAACGTCCTGCGACTGGGTTACACCTGCCACAGACAAAGCGACGCCAAGATCAAGCGTGACAGACTCAACTGCTTGCGACTGAAATAATTCATCAACGCTTATGTTGCTTGCTTGCGTTAAATCGATTGTTTCAATACTTTGGCTCTGAGATATTTGTACAATCGATAATAATGATTGTTGTATTAAACCAATCTGCTCTACAGACTGATTTTGCGTCGCATCACTAACAGACAGTTCACCGCTAACAGTTAAAACAATGTTTTCTGTTGCCTGAGATTGACTTATATCATCAATGGTTAAATTGCTTGCTTGCGTTAAATTAATCGACTCAACAGATTGAGACTGCAATATTTCTTGTATCGCTAGTGTTGCGGTTGCTGACTTAAATGGAATAAATGTTCTTTTTGGTTGTAAAAGAAGCCAAGGGTTAAGGCTTAACTGCTGTAATAGAGTATCAGGAGGGTTTCCTTCAGCAATATAAGTCATATATTGCTTATGGTCACTGTATGCTTCGCTTGTAGCATGATTTGTTGAGCCGATACGTCCATCACTTGTGCCAGCATTGTAACCAGTGCCACTTAAGCCAGCAGTTAAGCTTATAGATTGTCTTACTCCATTTACAAAGATGGTGCAATTTGCCGCTGTCTCTCCTGTTACTTTTGCCGCAATAGTGTAAACATCTTCTGTGCTTAATAGCGTATCATTGCCATTGAATTCGAAGCGCCCTTCACCTGTCACCCCGCCATTACAAACTCGAAGTCTTACCGCATCAGTAGCCGCGCTGATAAACGCCCAAAATCCATAATACTCACCACCCGCACCAGAGATGGCACTTTGAAAAAGTCTTATAGTGCTGCTTGTTGCTGAATTTCTTTTAAACTGGATAACCGTCCAGAATGGCAATTTCTCTGGTGAAAAATTCGGATAAACAATTTTACTTGTTGAATTATCAAACTCAACAAACTGGCCGCCCTTGTCTGCGCCCCGTATTAATCCTGTTGGTGTACCATCGACATTTCTGCCTAAGTCTCTAACTGATACGCCTAATGGAAAAAATGATGTTTTTGGATTTTGAAACTCAGGTTTTAATCGAACAGGCCCCCTGGGCTTGATAATCCTGGTCTTATTACGGGCTAACATTTAAGCGTGAGGTGCTTTTGCTTTTGGTGTTATCTTTAAAGTCCATCCTGCTGTCATTTGCACCCCGCAATCATTCTTGATATAGAACTCATAAACTTGTGATGTGTACATATTTGGTAATTCGACATCATGGCCGAGAGAAAGAACATGATCTGTTAAGGCCGCAAGTCCTGCATCTGTCGGAAAAGTTCCGAGGTAGTGATTTTCCCAATTACTATCAGGTGTGGGTTCATCGCTTGTTCCATCAATATTCATTAGCCTGGCAAAAAGCTGAATGCCGTTTGTATCAATCGTGCCTGAAGGATATTGAAATTTTAAAACAAAAGAGGCTAATTCTGCGTCATCGTCATTTGTCCACGCCGCAGCATCAGCTGCAACAGAGAAAGCGCCATCATTAACCGCGCTGGATGTGGAATCAACTGAATCCTGGGTTCCGAAAAAATCTATTAGTGCATCAGTTCCAATAGCCATTATGCAAGTGCCTCGTCAATCATTCCTATACGCGCTCTACTCAAGCGAAGTTCCATCATTCTTGATTGTTTGTTTTGACTTAAAGCCTTAAGTGCATTTACGTCTGCGGTTTTCCATATGCCTGCATCCGCGCATTTGCCATATGGTAAATTTGCACTTTCAAAATCCATGCTTGCTAAGTGTGGCGAATAAATTAAATCAATAAATGCCTGTGCTGCGTGTTTCATGGATAAAGTAATGCCGTAAGTTACCAAATCCCCTG